CTGCTTGACCCTACCGATGATATGAAGCGGGTGGCGTTCTGTGGTTGCGAGAGTACCGTTGAGATTCCCGCCTTTTCCTCCAATCCCGTCGCCATGCTCCAGGTGATTGAGCGGATACAAGAGCATCAGACCAAGATACTCATTGAGATTGAGCAGGGCTACGACTCTGCCTATTGTCGAGTCCGCATTTATGACCCGCTGGGAATCAAGGTGATTGGGGAGGGAACGGACACGACAAAATGCGTTGAGGGAAAGAGGCCTCCCTTGAACATCTGCCGCGCCGTCTGCCTCGCTGCCCTCGCCGCACTGAAGGCGGGGGGATGATGCGGACATGACCCCCGTCTGGTTCATCCTCCTACTCTTGTGCGCGAACAGCGGCGCGTCAGTCGTCTTTCTCGCCAGCCGCAACTACCCCTGGGCGCTGATTTACGCCGGGGCGGCGCTCATTCAAGTGGGCGGTGTTTTCTGGCTCAATCTCGGAGATTCCTATGCGGGCTCTGCACAAGGATGGGGACACGGAAAACAATATGTTGGCTCAAAACAGCGAACAAACCTAGGGAGTCTGAATCAACCACTCACGGAATCCAAGATCGGTTTTGAGCGTCCTCCAAATTATATTTCCTCTCGCCAACCGAATGGTCTGAAACCCAAAGACTTGATTGGCGTGCCGTGGCTTGTTGCATTTGCTCTACGCATGGATGGCTGGTGGTTACGGTCAGATATTATTTGGGCGAAGAAGAATTGTATGCCCGAAAGCGTTCAAGATCGTCCCACGCGCAGCCATGAATATCTCTTTTTACTCACGAAGTCTCAGCACTATTATTACGATGGCGACGCCATTAAGGAGCCAGCGATTTATTCCGTCGCAGTACGGATATATCACAACACGCACCGATCTACAACATGAACCCCATCACTGGCGTGTGCCGATGCCGGTTCGATTGCTTGCCATACACTGGAAGAAACGATGACCAAGTTGCACCGCAAGAAAGCGACCGCCATGCGCTACCAGCTCTGGCCGGAGTTCTCCAAGCGGATCCGGGTGCGGGACAAGCGGTGCCTGGTTGATGGTCATGGATTCGGGGTCTGCGGCGGCGTCTTGCACGCCTCGCATTTTTATCCGAAGGGCAGCCACCCTTTGCTTATGCTGTTTCCCTTGAATTGCTGTGCGATGTGCGCCCGCCATCACTTATTTTGGTGGCATCGCAATCCTGTCGAAGCCTGGCAATGGTACGTCCACGTCATCCCCCACACTTGGCGTGATCAACTGGAATGCATGCGGATGAACGCGCTGGGACGCAAAGGCATGACCGAAGCGGAGCTGCGTGCGGAATGGGAGGCGTGGGGGATATGACATGCACCTTTTTGGAGAGACGCAATGCCTACTGACCCGGTGTTTACTCTCACCTTAAACAAACAGACCTGGCTGGTGCGTGATGCGGAAGACTACGGCACGGATCGGGGGAGGAAATGAGTCATTCACGATTAGCGATTAGCGCTATCGCGCTGGAGGCGCTTGATCCGCAGGATTTTAAGTGGCTCACCCTGTCGGACTCCTATCTCACCCAAGTGATTCGCCATGCGAACCTCCTCGGTCTGGAAGGCCGCAAGATCACGGAGATTCTTGGGGTGCAGGAACAGTTTGCCACTGGCCAGCGTTATATCGACTTCCGGTGTGAGCCATGACCCCCCACCCACCCCATCGTGTTGACGTGCTACGGGACGGGGAAGGTGGACGTGAAACCCTTCAAACGTGGCGCGACCAACTCGAAGCCATGCGGATCAACGCGCGGGGACGTAAAGGCATGACCGAGTCTGAGCTGCGCGCCGAATGGGAGGCGTTGGGGATATGACGCTTTCCCTTGAAGCCCAGGCTGAGTTGGTGCAATGGAAAAGTATAACGGCCTAACAAACCTCATATGGGTAGTGAGCATGGCTGTCTTAGGATATGCGTGTCTGTTTACCGCAATCTTCCAACTTATTCTTATTCCATGAGTGACCCCACAGTAGCACAGCAGGAGGTAGGTCAAGTCGCTACTCGTAAACACTATCGTTTATGGCTGTTTCGACGCTGGTGTTATATCAAGGCTGTCCGATGGTGGACAGAGCCTCTCGCTTCAAGGATTCACCAATGGACAAAGTGGGCTGCCCAACCGACGAGGGAGCAACCAAAATATCTTCCACGATGGTTTAGGCGATGGTGTGCTGGGCTAACGAATGCTGCGTGGACTCACGTGTGCGGACATGATTTATTCTATAGCTTCAAAATTGGATGCATCTATTGGTGGCCTCGATACGCTAAACATGCTTTGGGCTTACTTGAGATGAGGGAAAGAGGAACGCCATGACTGACCTAACCCCCTATCTGGCCGCGGTGCGGACATCGATAACGCTCGTTCCGATCTCACTTAATCAAGCGAATGAGTTTGTCAGAAAACTGCATCGTCATCATCGGCCTGTGGTGGGGCATAAGTTTAGTATCGGTGTTGCAACTGGGCCGACAACTCTTGTTGGAGTCTGCATTGTCGGGCGACCGATTGCACGGCATTTCGACGACGGTGAAACATTGGAAGTCCTCCGTACGGCGACTGATGGAACGAAAAATGCCAACTCAATGCTCTATGGAGCCGCGCAACGCGCAACGTTCGCTCTCGGTTATCGTCGGCTGATTACTTACACGAGAACCGACGAGTCAGGTGCGAGTCTGAAAGCCTCCAACTGGCGATGCATCGCACGGCGTCCAGCTCGATCATGGAAATTGGCATCGAGGATGAGACCACGTCAGGAAACAACCGAACCATTCGAGCGATTCCTTTGGGAGATAGTCATATGTCCGACTTGACCCCTTACCTGTCCGCGGTGCGTGAGCAGCTGGCGAAGGTCATCTGCGATGTGGCTCCACACCTTGAGCAGCATTGCCTTGGACTGGCTGAGCAATTCCGACAGCGCGCTACAGGAGAGAAAGGAATGGCTGATGGCCTAACACTTTCTGTGGAGGAAAAGGATGAATGAACGCACGGCGTGGCTCCGCACACGGTTTGCGGGCATTTTGAAAAATCACGGGTTTGCAGTCGTCGAAGACGCCCCGGTGATTTTTGACCTGACCGAGGCCCAAGGTGTGCTGTGTCGATGTGCGGCGAATAAATGCGGCCCGCATCGCTGTTGGCCGTCTTGTGTGGGGTGGGGATGGTTCGGCATGGCGTTAGTGTATATTGTGTTCTTTTTGACCGGCACGTATCAAGATAATCGTCAAGTGAGAGGGGAAATTGAAACCGCGTATCAACGCATGTTGGATGCGGCGGTGAAACATGAAGTAGCTCCCATCCAATCAGAGTTGTCCGCCTGGAAGGAAGCACGCAAGAAAGAATGGAGCAATATCTTGTCAGATTGGACGGGGAGGGACATCTCTGACGAGGAGTCGACGCAAGGAGTAGAGCATCTCCGACGAGGAATCTCTCCCGACAACCGTTGAGGACGTGACATTATGGGGGTCGTTGCGTGGGTCGTGGTGGTCGGCATATTGAGTGCGTGGTGGGTGTGGCGGTTTGATCTGCCTGATCGTAACCCTTTTTTGATTCTTCGGGTTTACCGGCTCGTGGTGTTGGGGTTGTGTCTGCTCTTCGTGGCTGTCTTGTATAAGGCAGTGGTCTATCGCACCGAGCTTCGCTTTGTCATTCAGTCCTGTCGATGACATGGGAAGATTTACCGGCCGGCTTGGTCGATGCTTTTCGACAAGAGGCGTTTTCGCTCAAGGGGGAAGGAATCCTGATTGTGAGACTTTCAAGGGGGAGCTTTCGGGTGTCCTCTCAGGCGGGAAGTTTTTTCGCTAAACTGTATGACCGGCTCGACGATCTGATCCGTCATCAGACAAAATCTGATGTCCTCGTCATGGTGGGACGGGTGGACAAAGCAGGAGCTCCCATGTCACCCCAAGTCCAGATCAGGGAGTTTGGGGTCTAATGTGGCGGGCGGTGATCTGCTTACTTATTGCGGGGTGTTCGCCGCCACTTGATGTTGGGAGTCTGCCGAACGGACGGTTTCGGGAGTATGAGGAAGCGCCAGACGCCTGGGAAGCGTTGTGCACCGGCGGGCGCTATCCGTTTGTGGCTGGGGAGTTGATTACACACGAAGATGCCCTGTGGCTAGACCAGGTCTATGCCTGCCCTATGGGGTGCGCTGCTCCTCAGGCTGGTGACGTCAACGCTCGGTGTGAAATGATTGTTCGGCTCTCGCCCTGGGAGGGATTTTGAGACGCTCGCCACGAGTCACCTCGTACGGGACCCACAACCCACGCCCTGGTCGTCCCTTAGCTCATCTCCTTCTTCATCATCCGTAACAACGCCTGTTTATACCCTTCTTTCCCCGCAATGTTTCGTCGAAACGACTCATAGACCTCAATTTCTCCATTCTGAAACTGGACAAACGTCTTGATGATCCGTCGGACCTTGGGGGTGCGGGGGGGCATCTAGTTCTTTCCTTGTGTCAGCATCGCATCGGCTAGTTCGTAGGCATATTTCGCTAGGGTTGCATTGGTCATTGTGCTGATTTCGTGTTGTCGTCCTGCAATGATCCCTAACAAGGCTTTTCCTGCAAACCAATCACGAAGAGACATTCCCTTCTGTTGGGCGTGGGTTGGCTGGGTAGTGGGCGTGTCGGTCATGTTTGCCCCTCCGCGTGGGTGATGGCGTCGGCCATAATCACCAATTCAGGCGCGACACAAATTCATACGTTTGCATCGTACCTCCTTCGCCCTGGGGCGGGTTAGCCTTTCCACACTTCCAATCGCCATCGGTTATGGTAACGTAGTTAACGCATCAAGACGAAACCGATCCCCGACTGCTCCGTCTTCCATACCATTGAGAAATTGGTCCACTTGGCTACTATCTACAAACGCTATCTTTTCTTCTGCTTCTCTAGCCGTCCATACTCGTTTATCTCTTCGTCCATATTGATACCCTAAAACAAAGGGATCGACTACTCCAAACAAGACTTGTTTATTCATCGACTTACCCTCCGAGGTTGGGGTTACTCTTGCTCAATGTTCTCTGACTGACAATGATGGCATGACGGCGTCTCTTGGCACTCCTGACAGACCTTGCCGGATAAGTCTTTGCCATCCCACCATTCACCACACGCCATACACATTCCATTGACCTGTTCGGTCGTCATCGCTTTCCACCCCCTTCCTTAGTTGTCTGCTCCACTGTGTCAAGTATACTAGCCTAGCCTAGCCATGTCGAGGATTATTTTATGATGAAGAGAAAAAAGTTTCGCCCAAAAGATTCTCAAGAAATCCCTTGTATTGCTCCTCGATCTCTGCTAGACTTTCAGTAACGTATCATCCTGCCTTTGGGCATCCTGAGCGTTCACGCTGTTGGAGGTGACATGACTCAGGAGCTATCCGAGATTCCTTCCCAAGACTTGCCTCCTCCCTCTACACCACTGGTTCTTGGGGTTCCAGCGCCGCAAGGTTCAAGCATAGCGCCTACGGTCATACAGGATGACCCGTCGGGAGCTCGTGTCTCTACGGGCGCGCCAGTCCCTGTTGCTCAGGGAAAAAACATTTCCGCCCGCCGATCCCGCTGTGGTGCCTTCAAGCACCGATTGAAACCTACCCAAGAAGCATTTATCAAGCACTATACTGATCCGACAAGTCCCACGTTTGGGAATGGGACGGAAGCGTATCTTCAAAGTCATCCGACCTGCGGGAGTCGGCAAGCTGCTGGAGTTCGCGCTTACGAAACCGTAAGGAACCGTCACGTGCATGCGGCTATCATTGAACAGGCCAAGCAGTTGAAGTTTGGGAAGGATGAGGCTATTGAAGGTCTCGTCTGGAATATCCAGACCTCTCAAGACCAGGGAAAACTCGCTGACCATCGAGAAGGGACGAAGGTGTATCTCCAAGCTACCGGTAACTGGAAGGAAGTACAAGAGATCACCCACCTTGAGGATGCCCAAAAGGACGCAATCCGTCGTACTGTCAGTGAGGCTCTAAGAAGTAACTAACTACCAGAGGTTGTGTTTGGGAATGAAACACCTGTCTACTACTCTGATGCAACGCTCTCTAGCAGATAGACTTACACCTAAAATCCTATTAGACGGACTGTATATTATAAGACATTGTGAGCATGGAACGGCTTGACGCGGCGCTAGCCTGGGATGCGTGGATGAGGGTGAAAGGTTGGGAGTTGCCCCCCCACCCCACCGCATGGCGTCCCTCTCTTGATTCATTAGACCCCCAAGACGCGGGCGAAGCAAAAATGAGCCTCAGCGACCCCCAACACCCGCGACTACCAAAATGGGTAACGAGTTCACAGGGAAAGCCCTCCCACAGACATAAAACAACGCCGTGAGAAGGCGCATGTTAACGACTGAACAAGAAACCCAAGTCCGAACGTTTACGACCTTGGGGCGGAATTTTTCTTTGTTTTGTCGAAATGCGTTGGGGTATAGCGACATGATTGGCGAGCATGAAGAACTGTGTCAATTCCTCCAATCCCCAGGGACTCGCAAGCTCATCCTCATGCCGCGCTACACCTTCAAAAGCTCAATCTGCACCATTGGGTATAGTCTGTGGAGACTCACCCATAAAGACAATCTTCGGATTTTGCTCTACTCCGACACGAATGAGAAAGCCGAAGGGTTCTTAAACGAGATCAAGAACCACCTCTTAGGGATGAAACCTCAATCCGCCTTCCGTAAAATCTATGGAGGGTGGGAAGTCGATCCCAAGCGCGGGGTGTGGAATCAAGCGGCGATTGTCATTCGTCCGCGCACCAACGCCCAAGCCGAACCCTCCATTGACACCGCCGGGATTGAAACCTCCAAAGTCGGCAAGCACTACGATCTCATTATCTTTGATGACATTGTGAGCGCCCAAAATATCACGACACGAGAACAGATGGATAAAGTCGAAGACTGTTACAAGAAAGCCCTCTCGCTGCTTCGACCGGGAGGCGAGGTCTTAGTCGTCGGTACTCGCTGGCACTTTGGGGACTTGTACGGACGACTCTTAGCGCAACCTGGGGCGTCGGGATTCCACACCCATATCCGCAAAGCCGAAGTCGATGGGGAGTATCCGTTTGCGACGCAGGGAAGCACCCCGCTCACCAAAGAATTCCTCGCGCAACAGCGGGCCTCGCAAGGCAGCTATTTGATCTCCTGCCTCTACCAGAACAGTCCCGTCGATGACGAGAATGCCATCTTCAAAGCCAGTGACTTCCGCTTCTACACCCAACGTCCTCAGGGACTGTACATCACCTGTGCGGTTGATCCTGCGATCTCGGAAAACTCCGGCGCGGATCAGAGTGCGATCACGGTCGTTGGCGCTGATAGCACAGGAGACTGGTATCTCCTGGACGTCGTCGCAGGACACCTCCTGCCGGACGAACTCATCGACCAGATCATGCGTCTGCATACCCACTGGCGCTTCAGCGCCTTTGGGATTGAAACCAACGCCTTCCAACGGATGTTGCGTCGTGATCTCGACCGTCGGATTGATCTGGAGCGCCAACGTGATCCGAGATTCCACTTGTTTCACATCGAGGAGTTCACCGGCACGTCCGCGAACACCAAAGAGATGCGGATTCGCGCTTTGCAACCCTACCACGAACGGGGGGCCATTAAATTCCCTGGGGAGCAATTAGAGCTGCTGACAGGACACTGGACGGAATTGGCCTACCAAATGCTCCAATTTCCCCGCGCCCCACATGACGATATAGTCGATAGCCTTGCGTATCATGTCAATATCTACCGCAAGGGCATGCAAGACGCGCCGCCAGAAGAGTTGCCCTATAGTTCGGCGGCCTGGTTTGAGCGGGAACAATACAAGAAAACGTTGCGAGTGCGGGCCCGGTTGCCGAGGTGGTCTCGGCCGCCCATCCCGCAGTTGGCGTTTAGTTAGTAGTTAGTAGAGAGAGTAGGAGGAACGCATGGCGGACGATGGAGAGAAAGTACGCGCGAAGCACGCTGAAGAGACGGCGCAGAAAGCGCGGAACGCAGAATTAGCGCGTCGAGCGGTGGTGAAGAAAGCCCAAGACGCGGCGGAGAAGACCGCCTATCGACCCCTGGTAGGCTAATGCCGACGTTGGAAGCCATCAAGTCGGATCGACGGTTGGATCAAGAAGGCCAAGCAGCCTTTGTCCTTCGCACCCAAGAGCGGATCGCGCAGATGCGCGAGAAACTCGCCCGTGGCATGGAACCCAGGACGAAGGACAACCCCCTCCAAATCTCGGCGGAGGCAGAGCAAGCACTCATTGAGAGTGAGATCGCGCGGTTGGACGGGGAACTCGATATGCGCTCTCAGGGCGTCTCTCAGGGCGCCTCTCAGGGAACTCCGATGACCCCGCAACCCTTCCAAGAGACGACGAACGCCTTAGTCCTGATGATGGCTCGGTTGAAAGAGGAGCTGGCTGAGCTGACCGCCAAAGTGAAAGGGATGGATGGAGCTGTATCCGAGCCTCAAACCCCTGCCCACACCTGAGAAAGTCAACGTCAAGGAAGGCAAGCCGCCTCCAGGAGCGGTGCGGCAACGCACCTACGAACGCCAGTGCTTTCAGAAGGCGTTTGCCAAGTTGATACGTTGATACGACGAAAAGACCGTGAGCGACTGAGCCGTGTATCCGTTGGATGACATCCTCGCAGAGCTTAAGTCGAGGAACGAGGAACGAGGAACGAGGAATGTGAGTGTTGTGTTCGCACGGGTTGACCACCAGCAGTTGACGAACGAGGTACGTGCATGATTTCGCTTTCGGCTGACGAACTCGCCCGCTGGCGGGCGGAGATTGATTTGGGGGCGGAATTCCGTGACAAGGAATTCGGCACCTACCGGCAAGAATCGCCTGGGAGTCCTCCCACCACCACGCTCGCTGGAAGGAATCTGGACTATTTCGAGCAGGGGGCGCGTTGCGATGACGCGACTCCTCCGCTGAACATCGTCTTCCCCATCGTCAAGAATGTCGTCGCCACATTGTTCTTCCAGAATCCTCGCGTGACCGCGATCCCGGAGTTTAAGAGCGACACGGCGGGGGAGGATGCGTTCTACGTGAGCGAACTCCTCAACCGCGACCTACGTGACCCGATCCTTCGCATTAAGGAAACAGGGCAGTTGGCGACCTTCGATGGGTATGTCCTGGCGTTAGGCGTCGTCAAGATCGGCTACTCCACGGAGTTTGGCGCTGACATTCTTCCGACCAAGGGGGAAGACCACAAACGCTTTCGAGATCGGATCAAAGCGGGAATGCAGCAAGTCCTCGTTGTGTTGGGGGTTAAACCCCCCAAACCCGTGGAGACCGAACCCGACCAGGTGCAGGCGGAAGAATCGATTCGTTCGGAACACCCCTACATCCAATGGGTAAGCGATTTTGACTTCGTGAAAGACCCACGCGCCCGCGACATCTACGATGCCCGCTGGGTGGCGCAACGAATTCGTCGGACGGTGGGAGAAGTGAAGCGTGACCGTCGCTACGGGTCGGCAAAGCAGGAGTTACAGGTGGAAACCCTGGATGATCCCCGCGTCACCGAGTCCTTCATTGAGGACTTCCAAACCGTGGATATTTGGGAAGTCCACTATAAGAATCTCGACTCCCCAACGGGGATTACCACCCTGACGTTCGCCGCCACCCAAACGCAGACGAAACCGTTGATGCACGACCACAATGTCTATGACTTAGGGGGGTGGCAATTTGAGGAGTTGGCGTTCAACAAGCACGGCCATCGCCTCTACCCCATCTCGACTCTCTCGGTCATTCGTCCCCTCATTGACCGGATCAACTCCTCCTTTGATGCGGTCTTGGAACAGGTGGATAAGTTCCAAGCCAAAATCGCCTACAACGAACGAGTCACCGCTGATGGACAAGTGGCGCTGGATGCCTCAGAGCTTGGGGCGCGTGTCAAAATCGAAGGCCACGATGATGTCCGTGGGGCGATTGCCGTCATCTCGATGGAACAGGTGAAGTCTGACTTGTTGGTCCTCATCAACCAAGTCGTCGATTTTGTCATCCTTATCACAGGGTTGACCCGCGCACAACTGACCGGGCTCACCACCGCGAACACCGCCACCGAAGCCCAAATCGGCCAATCGGGACAGAATCTTCGGCGCACGGATGAAGCCAATCTGGTGGGGGCATGGTTCAATCGGGTCATCACGAAGTATTGGCGCGCGAAAGCGCAGTTTCAGGACTTAACGGCAATTGACCTTGTGAAAGACACGGGTCTACCTGACCCGCAGACGGGGATGATGCAGACCCAGTGGTATCCCGCGATTGACGAACAGCGGGCGGAGCGTTTGAAAGCGAGCCGCTTCCGCTTTGATTTGGAAGTCTCCTCAATGCAGAAGCCGAACTTGGAAATTATCAGAGCGCAGTTTGAGGGCTTCATGCGCGCACTCATGGAGCCGATTGTGACGCAAGGGTTGGCCCTGGATGGCAAGCGCATCTCTGTGGAGGAGGCCATCCGCCAATGGAGTCGGTTCTTTTCCGAATACGGCCTCCAAGACCTAGGGAAGTTGGTCGTGCCTATCCAAGACCCCGCCATGCAACAAGCGCTCTTGAATTATGGTCAGCGGTCTGAACCCGCGACCGGTGGGACGAACGGGGGAGTCAATCCCCCGTCCATCAATCGGGCGAATCTTGTCTCAGCGGCGGCCGGCGAGCGGGGACAGGGGGCGAGTCCCGTATGAGCTATGAGCAAAGCCTACGTCTTTCTGAACGACATCGACACCTCCCACGTCGCGGTTGATAAGCGTGAGTGTTGGATGCCCCACAGCGGAGCATACTTCGATCCCGTCATGCGGCAGACCTTTGACTCCCGCACGAAGAAACGCGCCTATCTGAAAGCCCACGGGATGCGGGAGTGTGGAGAGCTGATCAACCCTGAAAAGCAGATTGGGGGGAGGGAGAAAACGAGACGCAATCCCCAGCGCGCCGCGATTCGGCAATACCTTGATTCCTGTGGAGGGACGGAAGGACTCTTGAAGCGGATTCAAGAAGGGCGAGGACACTTTTTGTAACGAGTAACGAGAACGAGGAGGGAGTCATGCCGGCAGGCGGATCGTATGGGAACAAAGCGTTGGCAGGGGAAACGGCAACGACGTTGAAGCGGAGTCCCGCGACACGGGTGTCGTACATCAATACCAAACGGCAGGTCAGGACAAAGGAGGCGTCCCAGCACTTCGGGCACGTCAAACCCTTGCCGAAGCCCTAATCCCTAATGCCAAAGGCGATGGAACGCCTGCTCAAAGCAAAGGCGCGGAAGAAGTTTGGTTCCACAACGTCTCAGCGGGCAAGGGGCTATATCTACGGGACGCTGAGGAACACGGGTTGGCAACCTAAGAGGGAACGATGAAGAAGCCGCGAGACAGGATGCCCCGTCGATTTCAAAGATTGGACCGCTACCGCCAGCGTGACCCTGAGTGGATCAGCAACGAGATTCATTGGATTCTGACGGCCACCCAACAGGAGTGGAAACGGGGAAACCGATGAAGCGGCCTACCGATTGGAACATGAAGAAAATTAACGAGTGGTTTCAGCGTTCGATTGACAAGGAACGCGCTCGATTCACCAACATGCCGAAACCTCACACAGGCGGTTTGAGCGTCCCAGAGAACTTCAGCAACTTCGCGCCACCGATCGTCTCATTTGGGAAGCAAGATGCCCGTCGTCACCGTTAACGTCCCAGAGCCGAAAACCGATCCGATGTTACGGGGACTCCTCCAAGAGTTTCGGAGTGTCGCCAACGCTCTGCGTGGGCTGAAAACCCCGAACGAGGAAAGCTCCTCGAAGGCGCTCCTCAAGGTCTCTCGACATCAAGATGTCCTCCTGCGGTCGGTTCAGCGCATGATGGTGATGATGGCCGCGATGGTGCAACAAAGTTCGCACGATCAGCCGATGCACTCGACGATGGAAGAGTTGAAGTCCAGTCTGTCGGGATTCGCAAGCGACCTCAAGGACGCCCTGCGTGTTCAACCGACGCATCCTGCTCCCCGCGTGACGGTGAAACCTCAGATTACCGTGTCCATGGGTGGAGTCACGAAGCGACTGGATAGCTTAGAACAGGCGTTGGTCAATGCCACCATGCGTTCCCGCAATCGGACGTTTGGGAGCAACTATTGATGTCCAAACTGTGGACGTGGTTGAGGTGGTTGAGTGGGATGTTCTGTGGCGTGCTCCTAGCGTCCTTCGCCTTACAAGCCAGAGCAGGGAACTTCCCAGGAGAACAGCCGGTCTATAGTCGAGACCAGGGTCGGCAAACCCTCTTGTTTTATGTCTCTGGTGGAAACGGGAACGGCAAGGTCGAGTATATCTGCACGGCGGATGCCGGAATCACCGCAACTTCCGCACGATGGCAGATTGCCAAACTCGTCTATGACGGCAGCAATCGGGTGTCCACCGTTACGTGGGCGGGGGGGACGGATAACTTTACCAATGTCTGCTCCGACAGGGCGTCGTTGACGTACTCCTAATGCCTTCAGGTCAAATGATCACGACTTGGAACGCCCACACACGCACCAGACCATCTTTTCTTAAGAAAAAGGGTAAGCAAAAGAAACGCAAGTAAGTTTTCGTCGCGTCTGATCCACGCGACACCAGCAAAAGTTCTCGGCGGCTGTTGGGAGCCCAACCTCCTGACCGTCGCCTTTTTGTTGGCCTCATGGATCGTGGATGCCCCGCCCCTTCATCCAGGGCAGGACGTAGCCGACTCGTCACGGCAAGGAGGAAGGCATGGAAGACGCAGAAGGTCGGGAGATCTATGGCAACGCGCCTGGATGGTCTGACAAGCAGACCGAGCAGGCTCCCGATAAGGGCGCTCTAGGAGCTTCGCCCACTCCAGGTGTCGAAGCCGCCCCACCAGCGGAAGTGTCTCAGGAAGAGACGCTATCTCAAGAAGCCGGTTCGGAGCAGGCACCTCCGTCAACTAGTCCACCCGCTTCAGGAGATGTGCCGTTCCACCAGCATCCGCGTTGGATTGAACGGCAGAAGGAATTGGAGGAGACTCGGAAGCAACGGGACGATGCGCTTCGTCTCGCTCAACAGGTGGTGGAGCGAACTGCCCCCATCCAACCAGCATTGGCTCAGCCTCAAGTTGATCCCTGGGCACCGTATGTGAGCCAGCAAGACCCAGAAAGCGCGCGGTTTTGGACGAATATGCGCGACTTGGTGCGCCATGAACGGCAACAGGCCAAGCAAGAGGCGGTGCAGGAACTCCAACCAGTCATTCAGGCGGGGATGGAGAAGCTGGCGATGATCGATCTGCGGGACTTCCGTAATGAGAATCCAGAGATTTCGCCTGGGTCGCAGGAAGAACAGCAGATCGTCTCGTACATGGAAGGGCGGGTGGATGGGATGCGTCATCCCCTGGAAAGCGCGAAACGGAATGTGTTGTTTCCTCGGTTGACCACCGAAGTCAAATCCTACAAAACGAAACAGGCGGCGATCCCAGGGAAACGAGCTGCCGCTGCGTCTGAGTCGTCCTCAGGCATTCCGCAAACGGCGGGACTGCCTGGGAGGTCGAGGTCAACGCAAGAGGTCGCTGCTGAAATCATCGACAAGGGCGGCACCATGCGGGACGTGGCGAAAGCCATCTTTGGGTAGCCAAACGATAGGAACACGCTATGCCAGCGAATACGAGTATGCAGGTGACGGGCTGGACAGCCCAGGCATCGCGCACCAACCCGAACTTCGGGGATGAGGTCTTTGACGGCATCTCAACCAACAATGCGTTGGTCTGGGTGTTGCGTCAACAGGGCAATATTAAGGTCACGGAAGGTGGACGGACGTTCACCCACCCGCTGCACTACGCCCTGAATACGTCATTCGCCGCGCGGGCGCACGATGCCACCATTCCAACACCCGATCCGCAGACCCACACGCACTCAGAATGGAATGTCCGCGTGATTGACGGATCGATTACCTTGTTCAGGCTGCACCAGGCGATGAACCAAGGCAAGGCCGTGATCCTCAAATACTTAGAGGAGAAGAAACAGTCCGCCATCGTCTCCATGACCGAGGTGTTGGGAGATCAGTTGGTGGATGGGACGGGCAGTGATCCGTCCTGGGACTCGACGGAAACGATTGCCTCCTCCACGAACACAACCACCGTGGGAGGGATCGCGGGATCGGATGCGACGTGGCAGAACTACTCAGCCGCGACAGGGGGAGCGTTTAACACCAGCAATAACGGCATCACCGCATGGGACTTAGCGGTGAGAGGCACGACCTTCGGCAACCAGAGCCCAACCGTGATCTTCACCACGTCAGCGATCTTTGGACTCTACTACATCAGCCAAGCGGGGAATATCCGCTACTACAACGAGGAACTGGCCGATGCCCATTTTGAGCACTTGAACTTCGGGCGGCGACCGGTGCTATGGGACGACAACATCGATGCGGGACTCACCAACTTCATCAACACGCGGTCACTCTGGCTGCAAGTCTTGCGCCAGGGCAACCTCGTGACGACGGAGTTTATCCCGTCCTCGAACCAGTTGTCCGATGTGGCCTTGATGTATCTGTTCGGCAACCTCACCACCGGCAACCGCCGGACGCAGGGTGTGGTCACCGGCCAAACCAGTTAAGAGGAGATGACGATGCGTAAACTACTCGTACTCGCCCTCCTCTTGGCAGGGAGTGGCGTGGCGTGGGCAGACTCGATTCCAACGGTGGTGAATGAAACGTCTCGGAGTCCTGTCTGGACAGTCACGGTGTTTAACGATAGTGGAGCTACCCTCACGTCGGGGGATGTGGTCGTATGGGATCAGGCCGATGCGGACTTTACGTCCGAAGGCAATCCCTACGTCATTACCTCGACGACCGCAGATGATCCGTGGACAGCCGGGGTGATGCAAACGGCCAGTTGTCCTGACCAATCGCTTTGCGAGATTATCGTGTACGGCATCGCAGAGCATGTGTTGATTGATGATGCAACGGATGCGGCTCCCGTCGATACGGCGGTGGGGATTTCTCCGACCAATGCAGGGAACGTCAGTAGTTACGCGTCAGGGGCCGATACCTGTATGTTGGGTATCGTGTTGGATATGGAAGCCACTGATGGCGTCGATAACGCTCCTGCACGGGTGTTCGTGAACGTCAGTTGTGATTAAGGGATGAACGTGCGGGAGGTCGGCTGGCTGATTTTCCTAGTCGGCCTCCCGTTCGCTCATTTGTTGTTTCGTCCCCATTTGGATATTTGGCATGGGCAGGCCGTCTGGGCGCAAGGGTGGATCATCACGCTATTTGCCCTTTCACTAGGGAGTGAATCGAAACCCCTCACCCCCAACCGCCCCCTGGCGGCGTTTGTGGCTTGGATCGGACTGATTACGCTCTGGGCGTGGGTACACACCATAATCAAACAAAAGATTTACCCTGTCCCCATGTTGCAAGGGGTCGGGCACCTGCTCCTTCTGGTGATGGTGTACTCTGCGGCTATGACGACGTGGACGACGCGCTTTGTCGGACACCTGACGCGGTGGATGGCCTATATGGGAATCGTCGTGCTTCTCTACTGTGGGTTGCAACTCCTCAATCTGGATCAATTTTTCACCCAATTAGATACGTCGATCAAACGCGATGCCCTCGTTGGGACGGTGGGAAATCCTTCCCACCTCGCAACGCACCTCTCGCTCCTCTTGCCACTATGCTTGTTATGGACTCCGTGGTGGAGTATCGCCGTCATTGGGGTGTTACTGATGACCCAATCGTTGGGTGGGCAAGTGGCGGCGTTGGCTATCGGAGCATGGTGGGTGTGGCATACTAATCGACGATGGCTCTGGGTTGTGGGGCTCTGTGGGCTGGTTGGTGGTGTCTGGCTTCTCACACATTTGGATTCATTTAACCCCCACGGACGCCTCAAGGCATGGGGCATGTTCTACCAGATGTTCCAACAGCGTCCGATTACGGGGTTGGGAGCAGGTTCGATCATGGAATTTTCCCGTACCATTACCGATGGGACAAACTTTTTCTTTGGGTGGCGTCACGTACACAATGAGTTTTTCCAAGCCGCGATTGAGTATGGGGTGATCGGGGTAGGTTTCATTGGATGGATGATGTGGGAACTGGTCGGGAGTCTCAGACGCCTCCACAAAACGCCTTTGGTTGTGGCGCTTTCTGCTATTTTGATCGCGTTTGGGATGAATAGCCTCGTGAACTTCCCCGCCCATTTGTGGGTCACGGGGAGTTATGCGTTCGTGGCGTATTGTGGGTTGCGAGTCCTTGCGGAGGGTACGTAAATTCCACTCACCACGGCGGATGAAATTCGGGACAACATTGCGAGTACAGTCAGAGAAACGCAGCTTAATGCGCTGCTCTTGACGTTCATCAATCTCACGGGGTTGGAAATCCATCAGTTTTGGCCCTGGACGTTCCTGCGGAGAAAACAAACTTTTCCAACTGTCGTCGATCAAGAAAACTACAACCTCGACTCCGAAATCGACCGTATTGCCATCTTGCGCCAAATCTCCACCCCCACCCGCCTCACTTACGTCCCTGATTTGCTCTTCTATCAGCTCGTCCCCAACCCCGAAGACATTGGGAGTGGTCCACCACGCTACTACCGGCTGTGGGAAGAGACGGGGTTTTCAACCAACCTCGCCGCCGACGATACAATCTATGTCGTGTCCTCCTCGACCTCGGATGGATCAGCGTTCAACGTCCGCGTGGTGGGGAGAAATTCCAGCGGGGAAGTGGTGGTGGAAACCCTCATCCTCAACGGGACGACCAACGTGACGAGTACCACGACGTGGGATTCGGATGGGTTGATGCAGATTTCCAAATCCGCCGCCACCACGGGGACGATTTCCTGCAGGCGCACGACAGAAGCGACCTTGCTCTCGGAATTGGAACCTGACAATCTTGCTCCACGGTTTAAGCGCCTCTCGCTCTTTCCTATTCCCTCGGCGGCGGTCACGATGTACCTGGAATACTTTGAGCGGTATCGCTACCTCGTCCACGATACCGATGTCCCCCAAATCGACGCGCAGTGGAACTGGGTCTTGCGGGAAGGGGCGCTCTCAAAAGCCTGGGAGTATAAACAGAACGAGCAGTTGATGCTCGCCCATCGGGCGATCTTTGAACAAGGCTTGATTCGGATGCGTGAACAAGACAGCCGGAATGTCGATTATGTGCCCGTCCTTCAACCTCGACGACTGGTATCTTCCATCGTGAAACGCTACGCTGACTCGATCAGCAACAGCTTCCCCGTCTATGGCGTTGGGGCGTAACTATGTCAGGATTGGCCTCCTTACTGGCCTGTGCCTTCTGGCTCGGGTGGTGTTGGCCGCCGAATCCGTTACCTATCCCCCCCAAGGCATTCAAGTCTTTCTCGGTCTTGATGACACCTCTGCCCCCACCCAAGTCCAAGATGGACGCGCTCAAGATATTCAAAACGTCACCTTGGACGCGGGGGCCATGCGTCAACGGTATGGGATTGACCTCGTGCTTACCCCCGACAGCACCAACGGATTGGAGATTGGGGACACCCTCGATATTCAAGATGAAGCCTTCTGCGCGGTTACGGGCGTCTACTATACTAAGTTCTCTTCAGGTACTGAACGAATTATCGCCACCTGTGGAAGCCGGTTCTATTTCCTTAACGGCACGACGAGTTGGGATCAGGTTACAGGCCCAGCCATTACGGGAGGTCAGAATAATCAGTTCGTCTTTACCGTGGCGTTGGATAACATCATCGGTACCAACGATGTCGATACGCCCTTCCAGTATGACGGCACGACGCGCACGAGTGTCGGTTTTACAGGACTCGCCAATGCCGTTCAGAACGCAAAAACCGTCGCCTTCTTTAAGAACTACCTCATCTTTGGCAACATCAAAGAGAATAGCGTGGATCGCGCCACGCGGATTCGTTGGTCGAACGTCGGGACGATCAACACCTGGACAGACGATGATTTCGTCGATCTTGGAGCGCTGGCAGGACAAGAAATCAATGCCTTTGCGGAACTCTACGATAATCTCTACGTCTTCCTCACGGATTCGATCTATCGAGTCAGTTTAGTGGGAGGCGCTGATACCTTCCAAATCAGCAAAGTCACCGATGACATCGGCTGTATCGCCAAAAACAGCGTCCAAAGCATTACGCTCACCAATGCCCAAAATGGCTTGGTCTTTCTGGACAAGGATAAAAAGGTGTATTTCTTCAATGGCATCATCGCCCAGAACATCGGGACGCTTATTGAAACGACGTTGGATGTCCTCTCTGGGACGCGCTTGCAGTATGCCGTCTCGACCGATACGAATGATGACTATCTTCTCTGCGTCACCTCAGGCACAGGCACGACCAACAACCTCTGCCTGGATTTGGAATACAATCTGGGGGAGTGGTCAAAGCATACCAATATCCCTGCCAATGCTCTTGCCCATGTCCTTGATAACAACACGACCGATCAAGACTACTTTGGGAGCTACAAAAGTTTGGTCTACCAGCTGGTGGATACGAGCAAGCGAGATGACGTGGGCTCTGCCACGGGGACGGTCACTACCGTCAACACCTTCACGACGGACACCGCCTCTGGACTCACCGTGCTCTACACTACGGCGGCGACCTACACGACTGGGGCGTTGGTGGGGGCTCCCATCGAACTCATCGGTGGAACGGGGGCAGGACAAGTAAACACGATTGCAGACAATACCGCGACGGGTTTGGTCGTGACCGATGCCTTTACGACGACTCCCGATAGCACGACGACCTTTGAAGTCGGAGCCATTGATAGCTTCTACACGACCAAATGGTACGACATGGGAGACTCCGCCCGCCTCAAGCATTTCGGGGAGGTCTACTTTTGGGCGGAAGCGGATGTCTCCAGCACACATAGTCTGTCCTATGCGACCGATTTTAGTTCCGATGTCTCCACGCTTTCACTGGCGCTCTCGTCTTCGACCAGCGATGCGATTTGGGGCAGCGCGGTGTGGGGGGTCGCGCTGTGGGGGGATGTGGAGGATGTGTTTCGCCAAGCGAAGTTGGAAGCCCAAGGGCGGTATGCCAGAGTGAAATGGGCGGAAGATGATCCGCAAGAAACGTTTCACATCTATGGATGGCTCTGGCTTTATTGGCGCGGCCAGAGGAACTAGTCATGCGACGGATCCTAATTGGGGTCTTGGCGGGTATGGTGCTGACGGCGCCGCCGTTGGGGGCGTTGCGCTTTGCGCGTCCTCCCACCTTCACGGAATGGAACAGCAATACGTTTACGCAGTTGAACGATGTGCTCCTCCAAATTTACAATGTCGTGAATGGGAGATACCAAATGGATATTGTCACCGTTGATCCCGACGGATCGCGCAGAGGGAAGATAGGCGAAGCGGTGTTCTTTGACACGGGGACGGATCAGTTGTGCGTCAACGCAGACGGTGGAACGACCTGGAAATGCGTCAACGTAACCTAGCCATTTTGGTCTGTTTAGCGGTAGGGTGTTTCGGAGCCGCTCCCTCCCGCACCTGTACCTATACGACGGGAGCGGTGATTGAAGCGAGTTGTGTCACAGAAAATGAAGATAATATCTTTTCTTGGGGACAAGCAGGCGTGGACAATATCCGTAACAACGCCGTCGAAACCGCTGATATTCAAGACGCCGCCGTGACCGCCACGAAGTTGGGGACGGGAGCCGTGACCACAACGGTGATTTTAGATGGGACGATTACGGCAGACGATCTCAACGCCACGCTGACCTTTTCTGATGGGGATTTGATTAACCTCAATGCCATCAATGTCTCTTCCACCGAAGGACTCATTCTGCCTCAAGCGACCTCCTGTACCTTAGGCACCTCTGAAGGCCAAATCTGTTGGGACACGAATGACGATGTGCTTTTTATTGGAGATGGAACAACAGCGCGCGGGCAAAGTCAGCATGTGATTATAAGCGGAACAAGAGATTGCACTGCTGCTGGCGGTTCTGTTGCTTATACAGGGGCAGGATTTAAGCCCACAGCTCTTTATTGCATTGCAAATGTAGGTTCGGCTGTCGGTCAAACATCATGGGGACTTGCTGTCGGCACTACAGGGAAAACTATAGAAGATGAGCATTTTGCGGCAGCCGGACGATACGCCCTTCTTTCAGACATTATTTCGTTGTTGGGCCCAACGTCAGGGGATCGCTGTTCTGCGTCTGTTTCAGCTATGGGCGATGACGGATTTACGCTTTCCTGGGTTAAAACAGGTACCCCGACAGGAACGACTGACTTTTCCTGTATGGCGATGCGCTAATGGAGGGAAACATGTGGGTGTTCTTTATCTTATTCGCAACTCCTGTCTTTGCGGATCAGGTGTGCCTTGACAGGAAGACAGGGAAGCTGATCGAATATCAGTCAAAAGCTACTCCAGGAACTTGCTTGAGAAATGCAATATCCGCCGGGTATACAGAAGAAAACGTCGAAGAAAGGCAAGTAAGCCTAGACGAATGGGCATATATCAAAGAAGAGCTGGTGGATAAGCCTGAGCGCGAAGATAAAGAAGCGAAAGAACAAGCAAAAGAAATTAGGCGCGATCAAAAAGAGCAGTCAATACGAACCAAACTCGGCTTATCAGCTAAAGAGTTTCAAGACCTTAAAGAAGCGTTGGGAGTGCATTAGGCGTGTCATTCATAACTCTTCAAACTCTTGTCGGGGGAGGATTGGCTCTTGGCAGTAGGGGTCAATGCTTTGCGTGAAACGGGATAATTTAGGACGGATTGAGGCGGCGTTGGAAGTCCGCTTGGTAAACGAAGCCGGCTGCCTTGACCCCGAAGGCCGTTGGGCGTTCGTAGAGCAGATAGAAGTCTCACCAGGTTGTCATGTCGCCGCCGCCTGTCGATATTTTATAGACTACTACGCGACGTGGATGCCCACGGCGAACTGGTGCTATTGGGTGAGACGCGATAAGACCGGGACCAAGATTCATGGGTCATTCTCGCGACCACAAGTGGAACGGTTTGTCAACCAGAGGAAAGGGGGGATGGCGAATGCGACGGTATAGTTGGCAGTGGCTGTGGGAGGACGAAACGGGCGGTGGTGGTTCCGACCCCCAACCCGCCCAAGTGATCCCCGCGCCTCCAGCCCCAGACGTGAGGGAAACCTCACGAGAAAGCCTCGAAGCCCAACTGTGGGCCAACCCCCAACTCGTCGCGCAGCAGGTGGGCTTGCAGCAACAGTACGGACTTCCGTTAGCTCAATCTCAGGCGGATATTCAAGCCCGAATCGCTCCCCAACTGGCTCGCAGTCAATTTGGGATTCTTTCTGAACAAGCCCCCCTCTTTCGCGCGTTATTGGAACAGCAATATCCGGCCCTCTCCCCCCTCTCCCAGCAAGCCACGCAGGGGATTACTTCTCCGACGGGGCTCACGCCTGCTCAGCAAGTCGCTCAAGATCAAGCGTTGGCTGCGGCACGAGGGCGCATTCCCACGCAACTGACGGACGCCTTGGGACAGCAAGCCCTCCAACAGTTCCAGAGTCCGACGGGCCTCACCCCTCAACAACAAGCCGCCCAGGAGGCCATTCGTTCACGAGCCTTTGAACAATCCGAACGAGGGATTCGGACGGCGGCAAATGTTGGAGGGACCCTGTACGGCGGTCGGCGGGAGTTACGGGAAGACCGCGCTCGGAATGAACTCGCCCAAGGGTTTGCCGTCCAAGACATTGACCTCCAGAGACAGCAACGGCAGGAAGCGCTCAGTCAGCTAACACTGGCTCAACAGTTTGCTCTCCAGGGCGCACAGACGGGTCAGCAGTTCGGCCTCCAAGATGTGGGGGTGCAGCAACAGGGGAGGCAACAGTCCCTCCAAAATCTCATCTCCCTGTTTCAGCTCGCGGGCTTGCCCGTCCAGCAATTCAACGCCCCCCAACCCACCGTCCCAGGGTTTGGGCAGAGCCCCGTGCCAGGCGGGGATTCCCTCTACAATGCCCTCGTCCAAAACCAGGGGAACTTTGGGATTATCCCTGGGATGGCAGGGAGCCCAGGGGCTGGGCCAGGGCTTGCTCAAGCAGGCATTGGAGCCGCAGGGATGATTGGGGCAGCAGCGCTTATTGCTTAATGGGCGAATTACTGATTGCCACCAAACAGTTTATCATTGACATGACGCAGTCGCATTCCCGTCCAGTGCTTTTGTGGAGTGGCGGGAAGGACTCGATGGTCTTATTGCATGTGCTCCGCTCAATGAACCTCTTCTGGCCCGTGATTTTGTATCGCAACAATTTCTTTCCACATAAGTATGCGTTTATTGATCGCATGATACGAGACTGGCGCTTAACGGTCTTTGAGTACCCACCGCTCTCGATGGGACTGAAACAGAAGAACGGACAAGTAGAGATGGTGTCATTTTACAACATTGGTGCTCTACTTCCCCTGCACCTCCCGACAAATATGCTCCCAGTCGATAGGGCGTGGGACTGGCAATGTGGCATTGAACTCTTGAACCGCCCCAAGGGGACGATGCAGTTTCCGTGGGATCTGCTCTGCGTCGGACACAAGAGTTGTGATGAAGATATTACCGAAGGAAAGCTGACGCTCCATACGGCTATTCATCACATTGAGCAGGGGCCAGATGTGATGTTTCCCCTTCGAGATTGGACGCATGACGATGTGTGGCACTATACTGAGCAATATCATGTCCCTGTCCAAGAGACGCGCTATGAACACACCACCGCAGGATGGCGTGAGCGAGAGGATAAGACCTATAATCCAGATTGCACCCCGATTTGTATTCGCTGTCTTGATAAGCGGTTGGAAGGGGACGTGGACTGCCCCTTGCTTGGGAAAACGATTCCCAACATCAGCCGCCAGATCGCCTACCTTCCCGATCATGGACTAACGTATTTTGGGGAGCCCGTTCATGCTTGAATGCACGACCGATATGGAATATGCGGTTTTTGAGAATAGCCAATGCGTCCTTAAAGATGTGACGGATGCCATCCTGGGATGCTATACGGCGCTGTCGGTCTTGCATGGGGAACCTATCTTCGAGGCGTATCAATTAGGCCCTACAAGCGAATCTCATGTTGAGCAGTTGATGCAAGGCATCGTCTTTCCTGTTGGCGCAACCGTTGTGGATGTGGGATGCGGGGTAGGCACCGTCACACGCCTCCTGCAAGGCTGGCGTCCGGATTTACGATGTTTGAATCTGAATCTCAGTCTCGCCCAACTGCGCTACTGTAAGCATCCTCTCATCAATGCCGATGGTCACGCCTTACCACTCATGTCTGCGTGTGCGGATGTGGTGTTCTTGCTCTATGTCCTGGGGTACGGGTTGCTCGAACCCTTCCTACGTGAGGCAGCTCGGATTACCAAACCTGGCGGGGTACTGTGCATCTATGATCTCTGGAGCATCCACCCGCAGCGATTTCTTCAGCAGACGGGCTATGCCTCCCATCATCCTTCTCGCGTGTTGGATGTCGCTCAGACCGTTGGGTGGACACTCACGCAGGAAGTTGTCCCCCAAACGTATCCATCAAACTTTTTCCTTCAGGATATGGGGAAAGAAAACTTCAACGCGCTTTTTGGTGATTGTCATCCAGCACTCTATCGTGGGGTTCGCCATGCCTGACCCATTTGGCTATCAACTGCTTGTCGATTGTTATGACTGTCAACCCCCAGTCTACGACAGCATTGATGCGTGTCATGCCTTCTTATTGGAGTTAGTAGATGTCTTGGGCGTGAAAACCCAAGCGCCCCCGTTTGTCTTTCAGACCGATGCTGTACGGTTTCCAGACAAGGCGGGGTTGAGTGGATGGGTGCCCTTAGTGGAAAGCGGGATTCAGATTCACACGATTACGCCAAAACGGTTTGTATCGCTCGATGTGTATAGCTGTCGACACTTTGAGAGCGCCACAGTTCTCACGGTGGTACAGCGGGGTTTGGCTCCCAGCACGATTCATCATGTGTTGCTTCCCAGAGGCGAACAATTTAATGAGGAGGTGGTGTAATGCCATACATTCTTCCGACGCCAGAACCTGACCGACGAGGGGAAGCCTATGGACAAGCGATTCAGCAAGGAGTCAAGGGGCTCTCAGACCTCCTCCTCCAAGCTCTCCTCTCTGGGCAACTTGGGCAACTTGGGCAAGTTCCCCAACAAACCGTCGCTCCCACAGGCAATATCCAAGGACTTCAACTTCCCGGTGGACAGCAGTTTTCCGGTACACCCCAAGCCGCCCAACGACTCCTCCCTGACTATATTCGCAACCTGCAATCGCGGGTCAACGCGGGACAACTACCCGTGGGGGGCTTGCCGACGGGGTTTGGGGCGACGCCGACAGGCCAATCGCGGATGCGGTTGTTGCCACCGTTGACGCGACAGGTACAGCAAACCCAGTTGCAATCAGCACAAGAAGAACTGGCTGATCTTCCACAGAAACGTGCTGGAGAAAAACTCAAGCAGGATGTCTTGAGGTCGGGACTCGAACGAGAACCGCTTGAGCGGGCCGTCCTGTCTGCTCGTGCTGACGCAGCCAAAGCCCTCGCTCGTTCACGAGACGCCGAAGCGAAGCTGTTAGAGAACGTGACGGGGCCGATTTCGATTCAGGAAGCCAAGGGACTTATTGAGCAGGCGAGGAAATTGGGTCGCTCGGATAGCGAAATCTTGGCTGAATTGCAGAACGACCCATCTCTCTCGCCAGAAGTCAGACAACAACTTCTCCAGGATTTCTAACCACTCATGGGGCTTCGAGAATTAGCCCAGGCATCATCCACAGAACCCTCGGCGGCTTCTGTCGCAGGACAATCCTTTCTTGAACGCCTTTTTCTCTCGCTTGCTCGAACGGGGCCGATGGCTGGCGAATCCCAAGAATCGTTAGAGCGCTATAGTCCCGTCTTGCGTCAAAAGCGCCTTGCCCAAGAACAGTTGGAAGCCAATCGACTCGCGGCACGTCTTGGTGGCGGGGCGGGGCAGTTGGTGGCTGATCTCCCCGCGTTTCTCTTGGCTGGAGCGACAGCGGGTCGCGCCTTAGGAGGTGGACTTCGAGCCTTGGCAAAAGGACGTGCCGCTGCAAGGGTTGCGAGAGTGGCAGGGGAAGTGGGTGGAACGCTTGGGGGTGCTGAAGTCTTAGCAGGAGCGCACCCAACACCGCAGTCCGTGGCTACCCAGACGGCGATTGGAGCGATTGCTGGCCCAGTCATTGGGGAAGCGATCAGACCGCTTGCGCGTCAGATTCAGGCCAAAGGACTTCGGAGTTTGGCGGGAAAGGTTGGCGGGGGACTTCTAGGACAGCGATCTACACAACTTGTTGAACGCGCCATTCCTGATGAGTTGCTTACTCCTGTGCAGCGTGTCACGCGGGCGCTGAAGCAAGCCAAGTCCTTAGAACGCCAGCAAGCCAACATCTACCATGAAGTGCGATCAAAACAAGCGGGAGCGATTCAAGCGATTGGACAAGATATTCCTGGGGAGGCGGGATTTCATGCTCAACTGAGTCAACTGCGCGGGAAACTCCCAAAGGTAGAGTTTGAGAGTTTGCGGCAAAAGATTCCGCAGGTGGATATTGACACCATCTTTACTCAGGTTGAGGCGACGGAAACACTTGCCCCCTTTCAACGGATTAACGCCAAAATCGGATTGGCGAAGCTCTTTGGCGCTGAAGGGGGAGCTGTCCCGACGAAGAGCGAACTCCGATTGCTTTCCCAAGTTTTTCCACCAGAGTTTATTGACACCGTCTTGGCGAAACGCCCCCTGACCCAACGGCTGTTCAGTTTTGGAGTGGATGCGCTCAATCTTCCAAGAGCCATTAAAGCCTCAACGGACTTCTCCGCTCCACTGCGTCAGGGAATCTTTTTCATTGGTCGTCCCCAACAGTTCCTTCCTGCGTTTACGAAGATGTTTCGTCAATTCTTCAGCCAACGTGCCTACCAAGGACTTCAGAAGGACATCGCTGCTCGACCGACGTTTCGCCTCATGCAGGAACACAATCTCGCCCTCACGGATATTCTCACTGGCTCAGAAGAACAGTTTTTATCCCGAACGGCAGAGAAACTCCCTGTATATGGGCATATTATCAGAGCCTCGAATCGTGCTTACACGGGGTTTCTCAACAAACTCCGCGCCGATGTGTTCGATGATCTTGTTGGAAAAGCCTCACAACAAGGGCTGGTAAAGGACAACCCAGAACTGGTGCGACAAATTGCGGACTTCATCAACAACGCGACTGGTCGTGGAGCACTCCCTGGTGGGCTGGAACGGTCAGCTGCTCTCCTGAATGGAGTGCTTTTTTCTCCTCGCCTATTGGCGTCTCGATTGAACCTCCTGAATCCCATGTTCTATATCGGACTCCAACCCTTTGTCCGGCGGGAAGCCTTGAAATCGCTGCTGTCATTTACGGGAACGGGCATGAGTGTTCTGGGGTTAGCCCATCTAGGAGGAGCCGAAGTTGGGATTGATCCGCGCAGTACCGACTTCGGGAAGATGAAGTTCGGCAATGCCCGATACGACATTTGGGGTGGATTCCAACAGTATTTGGTTTCAGCGGCTCGTTTGTGGACTGGGGAACAGGTGAGTTCAACAACTGGACGAGAGATTGTGCTAGGCGAAGGGTTTAAGCCGACAACCCGTTTGGATATTCTCACGCGACTGGCGATAGGTAAATTAGCTCCTGTCCCAGCCTTTGTGGGGAATCTACTCCGTGGGCAGACATTCGTTGGACAAGATATTAGCGTCCCAACAGAAGTAGCCAATCTCTTTATCCCTATGGTCTTGGATGACCTTTACGACCTCTCACAAGAGAGAGGGACGCAAGGTATCTTTATGTCTATTCCAGCCTTCTTTGGGGTGGGAATACAGAACTATGGGGATGTCATCCCTATTGCGGAGAAAACGCCTTCAGGCCGATTGACCATTAAGTTTCGCCAGCCTCCAGGGGCCGCGGAGTCTTTCATCAATCGGATCATGGGGACGCAAGTCTCCACCGTTCCACCAGAATTGCGTCCTGGGTTAGTACGGGAGCATTTTCAAGAGTTGCAACGGAAGGTGGAAACCGAGAAGACAAAACGGCTTGTCCTAGAAGATGGACAGAGCCGTCAAGTTGGAGAGACGATCATTTTTCTACAGGGTGGGATCGTTAAGACAAAGCCGTTGGTTCGTATCCCCAGACTCAAGAATCGTGTCGAACGGCAGATGGGGAATGTGCAGTTTGCGCCATCTGGTCAGAGGCGTGGATTGCGAGCATTGGTGGAGTAATGCTACCTCCAGTAGGCCAAGTTGTCATCATCACGTGGCCCAGCGTTCGGGTCGTAGATGTTCTCAACTGGTTGAGCAAGCCACAACACAATGACCACGAAACCGATGAATAGGAGTAAGGCAACCCATAGGTTTGTGGGTTTGGACGCAAACAAGGGATCGGAGTTCATCCTTTCCCTATACCCCCATGCCCTCACCTAGTCAAGCGAAGAAATTCTCCAAAGCCGCGATGGTCTTATTGCGAGAATCCGCTGCCGAAGGGCCGGAAGGAATGGAAATGGTCGCGGATACTTTCTTCAACCGTGGACAGACACGGAAACTGCCCTTAGATGCCGTGGCGACCCAATCGGCGCTCAATAAGAAAGGCGTTCGGGTGTATCAATACACGGGTGCGGGAGACCCCAAGTTGGAAGAATTCTTTTCCCGCCAACCCTTCATCCTCCAAAACCTGGCTGAAGAAATGGTACAAGAGCGTCTGAACCCCAAGTACCAACCGAAATATCCTGGGCTAGAAAATTTTGTCACCCAAGACCTCTTCGACCGACGGTTTGCTCCCGATGTGTCCGAGTGGGTACGACAATATGAGAAGGTTGGCCAAGTGGGGAATCACGTGCTCTTGATGCCACCCAAGAAGAAAAAATGAGGTGGCTCGTTCTAGTGCTGAGTCTCTGGTGTAGCGTGGCGTGGGCTGACACGACCTTTGAGATGAACCCTCTTACCAGTCGTTTAGACCTTGTGCTGGATAACACCGCCCTTGGCAACGCCACCGGCCTCACGATCGCCATGACCAACTACGTGGACTGTGGCATTCTCACGACGGATGCGGCAGGAAACTTTGAATGCGGGCCCGCTCCCTCAGGCACAGGCGATATTACAGGTGTCACCGCAGGAACAGGATTGACGGGAGGCGGGGCGTCTGGCGATGTGACCTTGAACGTTGGGGAAGGATTGGCGATTGATGCCGCCGCGGATGCCGTGGCCTTTGATCCGACCGAACTCTTAGGGTCTCAGACGTTTGGGGATGCGTCTACTGATACGATTGTCTGGACATGGAATCGAGCCACAGGGACTGATCCGACCGTAATCTTTGGGTCTGAGACAGTGACTGGACAAATTGTGGCTGCCTCTATAGGGTTTGAAGTCAATGGGGAGCGGGTTACGGATTGGACAGGCTCAGGGATGTCGATTGTGGCAGGAGCCCTGACATCCACAGGGGGCGGCAATTCCTTCGAGACGATTGCGGTGCCTACGGGAGCGAGCGTGGTCGCGGACTCCTCCACCGACACCCTCACCATCACCGAAACGTCCTTCCTGACCATTACGGGCACCGCCGCCACCGATACCATTGACATTACTCAGGTGACGACGGATCTGGGGACGGATGGGTTGATTGCGGCCAATGCGGTGGCGCTCACTACCGACACGACCGGCAACTATGCCGCCGGCGATGCCGAGGCCGGAGCCGCCTTGACCGGCGACACCGCGACTGCGTTCTTTTCCTTAGGCACCCTGGAGCATGAGCGCGGCGGCTTGGAAGCGGATGTCTCAGCCTATGACGGTCTGATCGGGATTACGGGGGGAGCCGCCTACAATCAAACCGGCACCACGACCCAGATCATCATCTTCGATGGGGCAGGCGCCCCCACGTCTGCGGCCCTATCTGGTCAAGCCACGATGACGAACGGGGGCGTTGTGACGGTGTCTGATCTGACCTGCACGGGATGCCTCGGCACAACGGAGATCGCTGGCTTGGACATCTCCGCCGACACCAATCTTACCGCAGGAGACAACCTTACCCTTACAGATGATGACCTTGATCTTGATGCTGCTGTGACTATCGGGACTAGTATTTCCTCGCCGATCTTTGCCTCCACGACGGCAGGGGTCGCCGCCGCAGGGATTCTGCGCTTTGCCAATGCGGAAAGCATTAACTGGGAAGCTGCCCCTGCTGGGACGGATTGCACGCTCTTGACGGATGCCTCTGAAGTCTTGACTTCCTCCTGCGTGTTTACGGCAACGGGCGGGATCACGATTGATGCGACGACCGAAGGCAATATCGAGACGGCGATAGATACATTAGGCAATCTGACCTCGGCTTCAGCCTTAGCGACAGTTGGCACCATCACAAGCGGAACATGGAGCGCGGGAGTCGTCACCGCTGATGCGACTGACCCGGCTGACGCGGGAGCTATTCGCTTGGACAATGCAGAGGCTATTGCCTGGGAAGCGGCACCGGCAGGGACAGATGTCACGTTACTTGTTGACGCAAGCGAGGTCTTAACTGCTAGTGGCGTGTTTACGGCTACCGGCGGCATTACCATTGACGCCACCACAGAGACGAACATTGAAACGGCGATAGATACGCTTGCGAACTTAACCGCTGCGTCCGCGCTTGCCACAGTCGGAACGATCACAACGGGAGCTTGGAATGCGGGAGCTGTTACGTCAAGCGGGTTAATCACAGGAAACGCCAACCTTACTGTTGGCAATGGGGTCAGCGCAGGCACCGTGACGTTCCTTGAAGGGAGCGGCGGCGGGTCGAACTTCAAGGCGTTTGTTGCGCCTGCCGCGATCACGGCAGACACCACGTGCACCTTTGAGAACGATGCGAACTTCATTCCGGATTCGTGCGTCGGCAACGGCGTCGATGATGGCGGGGCTGAGACGAACAGCCTGGAAGTCCTCACGACGGGCATCGCCAGCACTGAAATCCCCATCGGGACAGCGGCCGATACGGTCGTCTACGCCGCCATCTCCGGCCAGTCCACGATGACCAATGCCGGGGTGATGACTAATACCGATGTGACGTGCACCGACTGCTTCAATGCCACGGAAATCGAGGATATTTATACGCTCAATGCCGGCGATACCATCACGGGTGCTGTGACGATCAATGA